ACTTTGGACCCGAACGTGGCAAACGCTCGTCCAGCTTCTTCTGCCAGCGCCGTATTCTCTTGGAACGCATTCTCAGATAGTGCCAATGCACTATCCAGCTTACTTACATCGCCGGACATTCTCAAAATAGAGTCCGTCATCCTCACTACCCCGGCATACCCTAGATCTTGCAGGGCAGTCACCTTTCCCTCTGCGTCCATTTTACCGATGGCCGCAAGTAGATCTCGAACGGACCCTGCCGCATCTTGCCGGAACCCGTGCGAGAACTCCGCAGTCGTCTTCCCGGACACCTTGGCAAACGCATCTAGTTCTTTTCCTCCTAACGCCACGGCCGTCTGCATCTCAAGGAATACCTTGCTGAATGAAGTTCCGCCAGCCTCTGCTTGCAAACCAACGGAAGATAATGCGCCAGCAAACCCCATGATCTGGGATTCGGACAACCCGATAGTCTTACCTGCTCCAGCAAGACGCATACCCATCCCCACTATTTCTGCCTCCGTAGTAGCCAGATTATTCCCAAGAGCTACCACGCTTGATCCGAGGTTACTAAACTTGTCTTGAGTCATACCAGTAATGTTGGCAAACCTAGCAAATGAGGTTGCGGCTTCTTCAGACGTGAGATTCGTGGACACGCCTAACTGAGCCATCGTTTTTGTAAACGATAAGATATTATCGGTAGCAATACCAAGCTGACCGGCGCTTTCTCCAATCTTCAGTAGTTCCTCTACCGACAAAGGAACTTCTAAAGCCATATCCTTGAATCCTTGTCTAAGGGCGGAGAGTTGAACTTCAGTAGCATCCACCGTCTTCCGAACTCCGGTGAATGCCGTTTCAAAGTTAGATCCTATCTTGGCAGCGGCAAAAACCAATCCGACTATAGGGGCAGTTACTCTAAGCGACATAGAACGGCCCAAAGCACTCATGCTGCGGCCTACGTTCTGTATCTGTTTACCTACCCTATCGGTAAACGACTTGGTAGCCTTGTTGGCCATTTTGAGGGTCTTCTCGTAATGAGAAGCGTCCCCCAGCAACCGTACCACCATGCGTTCGATTTCAGCTTCACCGGCCATAGGGATCTCGTTTCTTAGTGCCTAGTCCCAGCCTGGTTCTCCAGGATGCTTTTGCAGCTTCGGTCTTTTGTTCCGGCGTCATTTGGGGCTTTTGTCCCGTTTGAAACTTGATCATAAAGTCCTTCGGACTCCAGCGCTTGCCACTCATTACGTGGGACACATACCCAGCAATCTGCATCAGGTAGTAGTCGGTTCGATCGGGATTGTTGAGTTGATCCTGTCGCCACGCCACCCAAGTACGAAATTCCCGATGAGAGATACTTTGCATAAACTCTCGGAGTGGTGTTTTTACCCCTCGTTCCCTGGCAAACTCAAGCCAGTCTCCGAGGGACTTGGCTCGTTTTTTGCCGCGTCCTCTTCGATCTGCCGGATCTTTTCGTCAAGTTCACTGCGCTGCTTTTTCAGGCTAGCCAGATCATCATCAGCGTCGATCTCTGTGATTCTCTTTGCTTCGTCAAACAGCCTGTGAATCACAGATCCTGGCCAAGATCTTAATACGCTGTAGGCGACCGGCTTTTGTGGATCGGGGGTTCCATCCCCCTTGTCATTCCACAGACACATTGACACTAGCAGCATTTCCAAGTCACCGGCACCCTCTACTCCGGCCAATCCACCGTCCTTGTACTTTGCACAACGTGCTCTTGCATTGTTGTACTTTGCAACGGTATCTCCGCTTCCCTCGCAAAGGATGTAGCTCTTCTTGTCGGGACCTACCACGGGAATCCGGATGATCTCGTGACTACTAAAGTCCAACGCTTCCATTGTCTCGCTCCTTGTCATTTAGGGTAAACTCACTAGCAGTATCTTAGGTGCCTGCGGCCGAGACCAGTACCGGTCCGGATTCCGCATAGGCATCGTCGATGTTGTCAACCACAAAAGTAACCGTACACTCTGGTTGACCACCGTCGGTATGCTCATCGGGGATAGCTGACTTCAGGTGACCCCAGAATGCTTCAGTACTAAGATCGTTGAATGTGACCGTAATTTCCTGACGTACATTTATCTGAGCCAAGATCTGGGTCCAAGATGCGGGATCGTAAGCTGCCTTGAAACTACCGTCGGTGATTTCCACCAGGCTACGCGGCCACTTTGTCCGATATGTCGTGTTGTGGAACGTGGTAACGTCAATCGCGTCTCCGCCGTCTTGTCCCGGAGGAGTAGTGGACTTCTCCCACAGACCAATGTCGGGGTCGTTCGCGAACGTGATCAGGGTAAAAAATCCGTCCCAAAGCGGGATGCCGCTGGGTGTCTGCCACGCTGTCGCTGAAGGTAATGCCATAGTGTTTCTCCTCTACAAAAGATGGTTTAGTTTTCTCTGAGATTAGCCAACATATTAAGGGTATACACCCTACGATTGCTGTTAGGGTCCGGTACGTCTAGCGGTCCGCTGCGGTGTGCTACGTTGTAAAAAGTATAACTTGACGACGCCGTTCCATACCCCTCGTCGTCGGTCACCGTAACTACATCCAGGTATGTGTTCTGGGTAAGACTATAGAGTACATCATCCACCTTGACTCTAGCCGTTTGTGCATTGGCTGCTCGTACTCGTATCTGGATTCCATAGAGCACCTGTACTTCACCGGACTGTTGGAACCGCCCGCGACCCATCCCGGCTGTTTCGTACACCGTAATACATGCGTCGGGATTATCAGGTTCCTGCTCAGCGTAGACCGGCCACGTAGTGCCGCCATCCGCTCCTAACCCTAGATCAATTAGGAGTTGTCGAAGAATTTGGCTCGGTGCATGGCTTAGACTACCGCTCATTCCAATCTACCCCTTATCTCGGTTGTCGTGGATAAGACGGGTAAATGCACTACCCTTGAGAAATCCGAATTCCACCGGTACTAGCTCTTGACTCTCGCGTTGAAGCCTAAGACCTGCAACATAAAGTCCCTTGTCCAGACCGTTGCCTCTGGAAAACCTCGCTAGTTTGGCCATTGTATAGACTGTATCCACTAGTTCACTTCGCAACTCCCTGAAGGGTTGCTCAAGAAACTTCGGCTGCGCTCTGCCTTGCGGGTCCCAATATCGTCCCTTATGCTTCTTGCCTTTTCGATATTTGCCTGCCAGAATCATACCGGGCGGATGAATCTCGCGGTTTTCGTGGACATACAAGGCATAAGAAGACGAGTATCCTACAATCACACCCACGTTATTGTGACGACGTGACTGCTGCTGAAGCCACTCCAGCTTTTTTCGTACCGCCTTGTTGCCGTCTATTTTGATTTTGCCTATCATGTTGCATACACCGCCGTATATCGCTTGCGACGGAATCCTACTGGAGTGCCGTCATCGTCCGTAAGCGTAAATTCAACGTAGTACACAGACCCTTCGGTTAGTGTAATTGTACTAGGAATAGTTGCATAGTAGAGCCTGGGAGGGCCAGCCTGATACGTAGCCGACAAACCGCTTGCACCTGCTACGACGTTTTCACCGCTATCCTTTAGAGTAACGGACCCCGCAGCACCGTCTACCAACGATTCGTCTATGCGGTCCACCGGATCCAACCAGGTTACCAGGTTGTCACACCCTATCGCAAGCTGTTCTTGGCTCATGCGTTACACACTCCTATATCTCCAGTAGTTCTAGTCCGCACAAGCATGGTCCCGGATATTCTAGGTAGAGTATAAATACTACCTGTAATTCTAGGGTACACTCTAACCGTTCCAGTCACGGCCCCTATATGGACGATCACGATTTCAGGACTAGACCACCAGCCCATTGCCATACGGTAGGGATCGACGAATCCGGACACTAGCTCACTCCCGTAATCGGATCAGCGGTAGCATTCGACGTGACCGTCAAAGTACCGAGTGGACTATCATCGGTCTTCTTCACCGTCAGGGTTGCACCACTTACAGCAGAGTTCTGCAATTGCTGAATCAGGCTGTATAGACTTGTCATCCCTACCGTGTCTCCAAATGACGACCCCTCTACGTTAGCTGCCAATCGTCTCAGTACATGGTCCGCAATCTTGTTGCACGATGCTACTACAATCGTAGCCGATGCTATGGCGTCATCCGCAAGCGTCATCGCGTCGCCCGGCACCGCGAATCCGGTCGCCTTGCTCGCGTTGCGGCTAGCTGTATCGGTGGTGACTTCGCCGGCCGAACCGGTCGCCAGTTTGTTGGCTGGTGTGACTAGAATCGCTGTGGCTACGTCAGCTGCGGAATGCGTGGAATTTCCGCTCACCGTCCCCGTGATATCCACTGTCCAGGTGGTCACGAGATCCAGCCCCGTTGACGCCAAAGCGTAACCGGTTTTAGTTGTCACCGAACCAACTGAGCCACTCAGGTTACCCGTGATATTGCCCGTGATATTGCCTCGAATGTCAACGCCCGACCCAGCCAAGAGCCCGAGGATTCCATCGCCATTCACCATGCCCGATCCCTTGATGCCGGCCACCGTGCCGAATCCCCAGATACCAGCACCGCCTGTACCGTA